CGTAGCCAACGTAACTGTCTTGACAGTCGAAGGCGGTCAGAACGTTTCTGGTACTTATAACAACGTTTAAGGAGTAAACAATGGCTAATCCCGATTCAGTATCGCAGCTATATTTAGATTCATTTGGGAATGGTCGTATTGGTTCTGCTCAAGTAGTTTCACTAGCAACGGTGGCAAATGCAGTAGCTACGATGCCGTTTGTTAGTGGTGGTTTGACAAACAGTGGAGCAGTTACTGGCTCTGGGGCGGTTATTCTTCGTAGAATTACGGTGAATAACCCAACAGGTTCAGTTTCTTCCGCTTACGTCACAATCACGACAAGTAATGATGGCAACGCTTCTAACGCAGTTGTTGCCAACGTAGCTTTGTCTAATATGACTGCTACAGGCAGATACCAAGACTTAACCATTGCTCAACCATACCTGTCAAACACAGTTGTTTCTGGTTCAGTTACTTCAGCTTTGTACGTTAACGTAACAACAGCTTCTGGTAATGCAAACACAGTTAACTTCCAAGTTTACGGTGACGTTGTTCAGTTCTAATGGAAAATGTATTTGTCACAAATCGTAGCAACACTGAATTAACCATTGGTTATGACGGTGTTGTCTACGAGTTTAAACGTAACGAGTCTGTACAGATTCCACTAGCTGGAGCAGTACAGTTGTTTGGTTACGGATTAGACGATAGAGAACACATTTTGGTTCGGCACGGGTGGATTAAAACTCATGCGGAACTTGAGGAAAGTTTAAAAAAGCTAGACCAGTTTGAAATAACAACTGAGAAGCCAGTAAAAAACAGCTCGTTACCCTCGGCTGTAGGAGTTGTACCCCTTCGGATTGAAAAGTCCGTTGGGGGGAAATCCTCTGAAAGACGGGTAGCTTAACTATGGATGCTTCATGCCAACGCTCAATGATTATCTTTATCAAGTTGAAAATCTGTTGCATGACTCCAACAATAACTTTTGGTCGCAGTCTCAGTTAACGAATTACATTAACGAGGCTAGAGAAAGATTAGTTAGAGACACAGGATGCTTGCGGACGGTACAAACCACGTCCACCCCAATAGCATCCTCTAACCCGTACAACAGTACAAACACAAATCAAACGCCAGCCACGACTTGGTTGGCGAATACGGCTGTGACTGCGGGGCAATATGTTTTTAGTAACGTCTACATTTATCAGTACCAAACTTCGGGAACTTCTGGGTCTTCTGCACCTCCGTACCCTACTGGCACTAATGTTTTTCCCCCATCTACTGCTTTCGCAGACGGTACAGCAACTTTGCTATTTGTGCAAAACGCTGAAATCATACCGTTTCAGTCACTTCCTAATAGCATTAACACGATTGATATTCTTGGTATTAACCTATACTGGGGTAACTCTCGTATACCTATGCGTTATCTTCCTTGGTCTGACTTCACTGCTCAGTTACGTTATTGGCAAAATTACATAGGCAGACCTATTTGTTTCTCCGTATACGGTCAACAACAGATTTATATTGCTCCTATACCTGACCAGTCTTATTACATTGAGTTAGATACTGTCATTTTACCGACAGCTCTGTCTTTGAGTACGCCTACAGCCGTAGACCAAATACTAGACCCTTGGTCAACTTGTGCACAGTATTACGCAGCTTACAAAGCTAAGTTTTACGAACAATCTTACGGTGAAGCAGAGATATTTAAACAAGAATATAACAAACACGTCTTGAACGTACTAAATAGTACCTATACAAGAAGGATTCCGAACCCCTATAGTAGTGGAGGTTAGGAATGGCAGCAGCCGAGCAAAAGAAAAGCTATGCGGTTATCAAACAATTCAAAGGAATTGACACCAAAGCCAACCGCACGGCAATCGAAAAAGATGAGTTTTATTGGCTAGAGAACGCTATGCCTGTTGGTTCGGGTAATTTGCGTATTACACCTCAATCTACAACCGTCAATAATGCGTCAGGTAATGCTGTCGTTTTTTCCAACGCTGTCACTTATTTGACAAGCGCCAATATTACGGATGATTACCTAGTTGCAGCCGAATCTAATGGCGCAATGCAATATTTTGATTTAACCAGTTTATCTGGTGGCAATATTGCTGCAGCAGGTACTTTTTCAAGTTCGGGTGTCAGTTTAGCGCAATATCAAAACACAAACGTATTTATAGGAGACCCGTCTAAAGGTTTGTATTCCTGGGACGGTGCTAATCTGGTTGCTATAGGTTCTGTTGGTATTATTGCGGTAGTTAACCCTGGTTCTGGCTATACAAGCGCACCCAACGTTACTATTTCACCTCCTAATCAAACAGGAGGCAAACAAGCTACAGCTGTTGCGGGAACTACAACGTCTAATACCGTTAGTTATATTGTTTTGACAAATGCGGGTAGTGGGTACACATCACAACCTACAGTTACTATTTCTGGCGGTGGTGGTAACAACGCTACGGCAATAGCGCAATTGGTTACATTTGCAACGGGTACAGTATCTGTTCAAGTCAACAATGGGGGCACAGGATACGGTGCTAACGGCTCTATTTACGTTACCTTTAGCGGAGGTGGCGGGTCGGGGGCAAATGCGTCTGCAGTGATTTCTGGCAACGTAATTACCCAGGTTATTATGAATAACGAAGGTTCAGGGTATACAAGCACGCCAACAGTCAGTATTGGAGGTTCAGGAACGGGTGCAAACATAACCGCAACTGTGAATACAACAGGAATTGTGGATGTAGCAACGTTCTCGGGACGGGTTTGGGTGGCAGCAGGGCGTACAGTTTACGCATCTTCTGCAGTATCTCCTACAGACTATACTTCCGTATCTGCCGTAGCTTTTAATTTGACAGACTCAACCTTACACGGGAATATACAAGCATTATTGTCTGCTAACAATTTCTTGTATATTTTTGGTGATGACTCTATCAACGTATTTTCTAATTTACAGGTTACATCTACTGGTGCAACTGTATTTACCAATACCAACGTATCTGCGTCTATAGGTTCTAAACGTATTTACGCCATATTTGCGTATTTCCGTTCTGTGCTATTTATGAACGATTACGGTGTATATGCGCTTGTAGGTTCTACAACCACCAAGATTTCAGACCCTCTTGACGGTATTTTCCCCTATATTGACTTTACAAAGCCAGTAACGGCTGGACAGGCACTGCTCAATAATATTTTGTGTGCTGTCTTTAACTTTTATGTTAATTCGTCTTGTCCGTTTGGATTTGGTGGGTCTAGGTACATTCAAGCCGTGTTTTTTGAAAAAAAATGGTTTATTACGTACCAGGGTCAGATTCAATATGTCACATCTGCGCCAATAGGTGGAAAAGTAAATCTTTACGGTACAAATACGTCTAATGCGCTATATTTGTTTTACAACAGTACAACTGCGTCTATTCCTAGTTATATTCAGACGGCTTTGCAGGATATGGGAGACCCTATTCGCACCAAGCAAGCGTTAAAATTTGGGGTAGAAGCCACGTTAACAAACGGTGGGCAATTTAATGTAACTGTTGATTCTGAACAAGGGCCTAGTCCAACTTATTCTTTGTCAGATACAGGGGTATCTTGGCTAAATAACAGTTCTCAGGTAATATCTTGGGTAAATAACAGTGGCACTGTTATCCAGTGGTTGTTAGTCACGGGGTATTATTTGTATAAATCGGATGCCTTGCAGTACGGAAAGTATTTGGGATTGACCATGACTTCCAATAATGCGGGGTTTGTAGTAAATACGTTTGAGTTTGAACACGAATTAAGAGTGAGGTTCTAATATGTCTGGTGTACCCTATGTTTTTGGAAATGCAACAACATCTATACCGTTGTCGCAGTTAGACGTTAACTTTGCAACAAATGCAACCATTGGAACCACATCTGTTGGTCTTGGAAATACAACTACTACGTTGGTGGGATTAACAAACGTTTCTACCACAGTCGTTAATACATCTAATGTTTCAGCAAACACGTCTTTATTGTTACAAACAAATGGAACTACGACTGCGATTACTATTGATACTTCACAGAATGTGACTTTTGCTAACGGAATAATTCCTAATAGTACAAGTGGGATTGTTGGTGTTACTAATGGTAGTAATGCTAATGCAGGTGTTGTTGGTGAATATGTTTCTTCTACTATTTCAAGCGGTAGTTCCATAACACTTACAACATCAGGAACTGTTTATAACGTAACCAGTATAAGTTTGACAGCGGGTGACTGGGATGTGACAGGTATTGTTCTTTATACTTCTTCTAATGGAACAACAACTTTTTCATATATCCAATCTGGTTCTACATCAACATCTGCAACGCTAGGTGGAAGTGGTACTTATTCTAGTGGTAGTTATGGAAATGCCTTATTAGGCGCAATAGTTGACTTCTCTCAGCCTGTACCAACAATTAGATATTCATTATCAAGCACAACAACAATTTATTTATTTGCTAGAGCAAGTTGGGGTGTTTTAACTCCATCAGCTTATGGAACTATTAGAGCAAGGAGAGTTAGATGAAATACGCAATAGTACGCACAGACGGTATTACAGAAGCTCGTGAAGACTCGTATCCTTTGCAAGAGGGTGCAATAGTTCTTACTGACGAACAATACGATAACTTAATTAGTGGGTTATACATTTTGCAAAACGGTCAAATTGTGGCAAACCCTAATCCACAAAATAAGATAGGAGCTTAATATGTCATTTCAAAAAGAAATAGTAGAACAAAAAACGCCTCCACAGGAACAATAATGTCAGTATCAGCACCATTTTCTCCTTGCGGTAACACAGTAGTCATTACGGCTACTACAACTGCTCCTGCGCCT